GACGGCGGCAATGAACACTATGCCAGTCTCAACTACGTGCCGCTGGAAGACTGGAGGGAGCTGTCCCGGATCCGCGCCGAGAAGGGCGCAGGGAATGGAGGCGACGCGAGGTGATCAGCCTGCTGATATTTCTGGTGGGCCTTTGCTGCATCGTCATGGGCGTTTCGCTGATCTGCATTCCAGCGGCCTGGATCACGGCAGGCGCCGGCCTGATCGTGGTGGCCATTGTGTGGGCGCGAGGAAGCGCCGGCACCGATAACCATTAGCATATCCGCGGCGGCTGCCGCTGATATAAATATCTTTTTTACGGAGGTAAACCCATGAAAAGAAGACTCATCGCGCTGGCGGCCGACCGCAAGGCCGCCCTGGACGCCGCCGAGGCGGCGCTGAACGCCGGCAAGCAGGAGGAGTACAAGTCCCAGATGGAGAAGGCGGCCAACATCCTCACCGAGATCAACCAGGTCAAGGATCTGATCGCGGCCCAGGAGCTGCAGGTGCTCACCTCTCAGCCCAGCGCCGCCGAGGCTACCGACATCGCCAACGAGCGCGGCAATGATCTCAAGAAGGGCCTCGCCATTGCGCTGACCAACACTGAGGTGTTCCGTGCCCTGCGCAACGCTGTCACCATCACCGGCACGCTGGTGCAGCCCAGCGGCACCGGCACGGAGATCCACGACAACCAGCCGGCCATCTCCAGCCTGCTGGACATGGTGCATGTCGAGGACATGACCGGTCTGAGCGGCTGGGAAGAGCCCTATGTGATTTCCGAGTTCGACGGTACCGTAGCCGACCCTGTCGCCAAGTCCGGCACCGCCAGAACCCTCAGCACCGATCCCACCTTTGGCATCGCGCAGATCGTGCCGATGGAGATCACCACCACGAGCTTCGTCGACCGCAACATTGAGAAGCTCAGCCCCGCGCGCTACTACGAGAAGGTGCTCCAGATGGCGCTGCGCGCCCTGCGCCGCAAGGCTGTCGGCCTCATCGTCAACGGCGCCGTGGACGGCACCAAGACTTCCTACGGTATCAAGACCGCCGTCAACAAAGCCGGCGCCAGCATCATCGTCACCGACACCTACACCGCCATCGACGAGAACACGCTGGACGAGCTGTACTTCGCCCTCGGCCCCGACACAGAGTTCACCGGCGAGGCCGTGCTGCAGCTGCGCAAGGCCGACCTGAAGGCTTTCGGCCAGCTCAGAGGCACCAATGAAAAGCAGAGGCTTTTCAACATCTCCAAGCAGGGCAACGGCAACCGCGGCGTGATCGCCGACGGCGGCGTGCAGATCCCCTATGTGATCGTGCCCGATCTGGTTGCCGGTGATCTGATCTACGGCAACCCGCTGAACTACATGCTGGGCCTGTTCGGCGGCTACGAGATCCGCGTCGATGAGTCCGCCAAGGCCATCGAGCGCATGCACACCATCCTGGGCGATGTGATGCTGGGCGGCAACGTGGTCGAGCACCAGGGCTTCGTATACTACAGCAAGGCTTCCGGCAACGCCGGCGGCAACGGCTGATAAGTCATGGCCAGGAAGTCGGCAGCGGTGTTAGCCGCAGAAGCTGCTGAGGAGGAGCAGGCGGCGCAGGCCGCGCAGGCCGCCGCCCTCAAGGAGTGCCTGGATTACATGCACGTGGAGAAGGACGACGACAACGTCGGCCGGATCCAGGATGAGTTCATCCCGGCAGCCAAGGCGTACCTGCGCGGCAGCGGCATCGAGGAGCCGCCGGACGGCAGCGATCCGCTGACCGTGGCACAGTACAAGCTGGCAATGCACTCTCTCACGCTGCACTACTACGACCACAGGGACTCGACCGGGACGGAGGCCCCCATTCCTCTCGGCCTGCGCCCGATCATCAACCAACTCAAGCACAGCGGCGAAATGCCGCTGTAAACGAGTCCACTCTGGACACATTTACAGGAGGTACTCACCATGAGCAAATCCAATTCCAAGGGCACACAGCTTAAAATCAACAATAAGGTCGTGGGCGGCCTGACCAGCATCAACGGCATCGAAGTCAACGCCGATACCGTAGACCTCACCGCGCTGGACAACACGAGCGGCTACCGCGAAAAGGCGGCTGACTTCAAGGACGTGGGCGACGTAACTGCCAGTGGCTTCCTGGACGGCGCGGACGACGGCCAGGCCGAGTGCCTGAGCCTGCTCGATAGCGGCGAGGCCGTCGCCTGCCAGATCATCTTTCCGCAGAAGATCGGCAAAACCTGGAGCTTCACGGCGAGCGTCGTGAGATTCTCCACCGGCGCGGAGCTGAGCCAGGGCGTGAGCTTTGAGCTGAGCCTTGCCGTCACTGGAAAGCCCACGCTGGCAGCCACTGCACCTGCCGGCAACGGCGACTGAGGAGGGCTGAGCGATGGCAGAAACGAAGACCCCGAACGATACCCTGGCCCCCGTGATCGAGCTGGGAGGCCGCCAGTGGGAGCTGCGGCTGTCGCATAACGTGATGATGCTGTATTCCAGCATGACCCGCGTACCGCTCAATGCGCTGCCGGATCAGATCACCCGCTATGACTACATGGTGCTGCTGACGTGGCTGATGCTGCATGAGCAGGATGGGCAGCTCAAGCGGGAGAAGTTTGACCGGTGGCTCGGCGAACTGGGCGTGCGTGGCGTGCTGAAGCTGTTGATGGAGCCGCTGACCGAGGCGGTGAAGGCAGCCTTCCCCGAGGACGAGGAAGAAGACGACGAGGACGAGGGCGCCGAAGCGGGCCCTACCTGAAAGGCTACTTTGAGGGGAGCATGGAGCTTGCCGCCCAGATCGGGCTTTCTGTCGCCGAGTGGCGGCAGATGACCCCCAGGGAGCTGCGAATCTGGACGGACGCTTTTCTCACGCGCCTGAAGCGGCAGGAGCACGACCGGAAGACCGACATCTACAACCTGGCGGGACTCACGCGCGCCATGATCTGGAGCAGGCACCCGCCGCGCTATGAGGACGTGTTCCCCGAGAAGAAAGGGCCCATGGACGACGAGGCGATGTACGCCACTGTCAGGACACTCAACAGGCTATTCGGCGGAGAGGAGGCATAATGGCCGGTGTAGTAAAAAACTTAATGGTCAGGGCCGGTGCGGACTTTTCGGCCATCACCGACCAGAGCCGGAAGGCAGCCAAGTCCGTAAAAGGCATGGAGTCGAGCGTGAGCAAATCCTGCAGCGCCATGCAGAAGGCACTCGGCGGGCTGAAAAAGGCTTTCACCCTCTCCGCCATCGTGTACGGCGTCAGGAGGGTGTATCAGGCGGCGCAGGATGCCGCCGAGGCATACGACCAGCAGGCTGAGGCTGAGAACCGGCTTGCGAGAGCCATGCGCAACACCATGGGCGCATCCAACGGCGAGATCCAGAGTATTCTGGATCTCGCCGCAGCGCAGCAGAAGCTGGGTGTGGTCGGCGATGAGGTGCAGCTTGCCGGAGCGCAGGAGCTGTCCACCTACCTGAGCCTGAGTTCCAGCCTGCAGACGCTGATCCCCGTGATGAACGACATGGCGGTGCAGCAGTACGGCTACAACGTTACGGCAGAGCAGACCACCAGCATCGCAACGATGCTGGGCAAGGTCATGAACGGCCAGGTCAACGCCCTGAGCCGCTACGGCTACACCTTCACGGAGGCCGAGGCCGCGATCCTGCGCTTCGGGAACGAAGAGCAGCGCGCCGCCACGCTGGCCCGCGTTGTGGAGCAGAGTGTCGGCGGGATGAACAGGGCGCTTGCCCAGCCGCCCACCGGGCGCATGAAGCAGCTCAGCAACGCGCTGGGCGATATCAAGGAGCAGTTCGGCCAGGCCGTGCGCACCATCGGCGTGCTGTTCATTCCGCTGCTGAATAAGGTGGCGGACATCCTCGCGGCGGTGGCCACGCTGGCAAACCGGGTGGCACAGTCCTTTGCCAATGTCTTCGGCAACGGTCAGAGCGCCGGCAGCGAGTGGAAGTACCTGCCGGGCGGCGATGTGGCCGAGAGCGAATACGACCTTGCCGACGGCGCTTATGAGGCCAGCGACGGCATGGACGAGATGACGAAGTCGGCCAAGAAGGCAAAGGAAGCCGTCGAAGATCTGCAGCGGGCAGACTTCGACACGCTGCATGTCCTGGCGTTCCGGGATGAGGAAAAAGAGGAGGATGAAGACGACACCGGCAGGAGCACCGCCGGCAGCGGCACACCCGCTTATACCCCGCCCAGCATTGAGCAGAGCAGCTTCACGGAGGAGCCCTATGAGCGCCCGGAGGGCATCAAGTGGCTGGAGGACTTGCTGCAGAAGCTCAAGAACGCCTGGAATGAAATCAAGGCATTCCGCGACCGTGTGGCAGAGGCGCTGGAGCACCTGCGCGAGCGGCTGAAAGCATTCAAGGATAACATCTTGGAGTACTGGGAGAGTATTCAGCAGCGGCTCTCCAACGCCTTTGGCTTTGCGGCCGCAGCCGTCGCCTTCGGTGCACTAATTGACAAGCTGATCGCGATCGCAAACGCGGCAGCCGGGGCAAAGGCCATGCTGGAGGCCATCAGCCTGACCGGGCTTCTGAGCTCCCTCGGTGCCGCGACAGGCGCGGCGGAGGCGCTCAGCCTTGCACTGGGTGCCGGCGGTACAGCGGGCCTGCTGGGTGCTTTCAGCGCCGCAGCGGGCGCTGCTGAGGCGTTGAGCCTTGCACTGGGTACCGGCGGTACAGCGGGCCTGCTGGGCGCGTTTTCCGGCGCTGCAGGTGCAGCCGGACTGCTCGTTGATACTCTGGGCGGTACGGCCGGTCTGCTGGGTGCCTTTGGCGGTGCTTCGACGGGTGCAGGGCTTCTCTCCACCGCGCTGGGCACCGGCGGCCTGATTGCAAGCCTTGCGAGCGGTACCGGTGCCGTGGGCGGCTTCGGGACCGCCCTGACAGGGACGATGGTGCCGGCACTGACAGCCGGCACGGGAGCCACGGCAACTGCGGCGACGGGTGCTGCAGCTCTGATTGCAAGCCTTGCGAGCGGCGCCGGCGCCGTGGGCGGTTTCGGATCCGCTTTGACCGGGACGATGGTGCCAGCACTGACA